TCGCGGAGAACAAGGCGCAGTCCAGTTTGAAACTGGTTCTGGCTCACTCGCAACGGTTGTCGGCACCCGCAGCTGGAGTCTGACAATTACCAAAGAAACTTACGAGACCACTGATCACGGCGATACGTTCCGCAATTTTATTGGTGGCTTGATTTCAGGTTCCGGTACAGTAGAACTGGTTTATGACCCTGACGCCACTGGCCAAGCTGGCTTGATTGAGGATGTCGTCAAAGCTAACGATGCCACCGATGCAAGCTTTGAGCTGTTTACCACTGGCACCTCAACCGGCACTGATAGCGTTGCTTTTGGTGGCATCATTACTGACATGGAAATTACCTCTACGGTCGGCGAACTGGTGGTAGTTACTTGCAACTTTGTAACTTCTGGTACTATCACATCTAATCTTGAGTGATAGAGTCAGTTATAATCTGCACGGATAAGCTCGTCATTTAATGTCTGGATCCAAGCGATTAGTTGATCAGCTGGTTGAGGCGTTTGATCTCAACCAGCGACGTAAATTCGTGCTAAAAGACGCTGCTGGCAAAAAGATCGAAGACTTGTATTTCAAGCCGATCACGCGTGCAGATCGCAAAAAGGCGCAAGACCATGCTGGATCATCGGATGCACTAGAAATCAGCACGCAGATGCTCTGCCAGATGGCTGAGCTTGAAGACGGCACTAAACCTTTTGCTGCTGCAGATGCTGCGAAGCTACATCGCAAATTACCTGAGAATGTGCTTAATGAGTTAGAGCTGTTCTTATTCGGTGTTGCAGATGCCAATGTTGACATCGATGAAGCAAAAAACGACTAAAGCAGGACAGCTGGACTAAATTTGAATTCTTTCTGGCCTGCGAATTGGGGATGACGGTAAGTCGGCTGCGCACCGAACTCACTGATGCGGAGCTTGTCTACTTTGCTGCATATTATGCGCTGAAAGCAGAAGAAGAAGAAAAGTCTAGGGATCGCGCAAGATATCGACGCCATTAAACTTGACGTACTGGGTGAGCCGCCGTGGCAGTCTCTAACGTTGAGATCAGGGTAAATGCGAATAATGCAGTTGCCCAGCTCAACCGGCTCAATGGAGCTGCCGGTACTGCTGCGGGCACATTTGGCCGACTTAGATCTGCTGCGGCAGGCATCGGATTAGGGCTGATTGCAAAATCGGCTATTCAATCGGCTGCATCATTTAATGATCTGCAGACACGACTCAAGCTCGTCACAAGCGAGTATGGCGAGTATGAAAAAGCGCAGAAGCTAGTCACAAGAGCCGCTAAAACGTTTGGATTAAGCAATCGTGAAGCTGCCGAAGGTGTCACCGATATCTTTACCAGGTTGAGACCATTAGGCATCGAGCTGGCGGATATCGAATCATCATTCATCGGTTTTAATACAGTCGCAAAATTGAGTGGTGTTAGTGCTGCGGGCGCAAGTGCAGCATTTACGCAATTAGCTCAAGCATTAGGATCTGGCCGTCTGCAAGGTGATGAATTCCGCAGCATTGCAGAACAGATACCTGGCTTGCTAGGTGCGGTGTCACTTGAGACTGGTGTAGCGGTTGGGGATTTAAAAGAGTTTGCATCTGAAGGCAAGCTATCAACTGATATCATCATTAGAGCCCTTAAGCGTGTCGAATCGGAAGGTGCAGATAAAATTGCTGCCATTGTTAAGAATTCTGATGTGCAGCGTTTCAAGGATTTTCGAGATGCCTCTGATCAATTGAGCGTATCGATAGGCCAGAAATTACTCCCAGCTATTACGCCGTTGCTCTCAGGGGCCACAGAGTTGCTGAAGTTGTTCGGACAATTGCCTGGACCCATCCAGACAGGCGCTGTAGCTGTGATCGGACTGGCGGGAGCCGCAGCAATCCTTGGGCCTGCTATTGGCACAGTTAATGGACTGATCGTGACATTGGCTGGTGGCACGGTACTCAAAGCTGCTATCACAGGACTTGCCGTGATGGGCGAGAAGGCGCTTGCGGCAGCTGCAGGCAAAAAAGCCCTTGCAGCAGCAGTGACTGCTGCGAATGTCAAAATTACCGCATCAACTATTGCTGTAGGCTTGCTGTCCGCCGCAATTACCGCGATACCAATCGGGATTGCGTTGGTAGCGTTCGGCAATCTGATTACAAGACTGATCGAGGCAAAAACTGCTCAAGATCGAGTGACTGAAGCCATCAATAGTGGCTCGGTAGAGCATATCAAGTCTGCTATAGCTATTGAAGAAGAAACTATTTCGGTAGAGCGCAATAAAGCAGCAAAAATGTCATTGTTGAATATCAATGGCAAACTGCTTGACTCGCAAAAGAGATTGGTCGAGCTCAGAGAGGCATTAAAGAAAGCGGAAGAGAAACCAGCTACAGCAGAACCACCAAAGCCTGACCTGATCAAGCTCGATCCTGATCCTGATCTAGCAGATCGCATTAAACAGCAAGAGGAAGCGGCTGCGCGGCTTAAAAAGTCATTAGAGGATCAGAGAATGCTGGCCACAGCCTTGACCAGCGAAGAGCGCAGAATGCTGCAGCTTAAGATTGACAAAGCCAATATCGATGAGCAATTCCCTGATCTTGCAGAAGACGTGCGCAACAAGCTCAAAGAACAGCTAGAAGTGGTATATGCCCAGATAGGCGTCACACAGACTCTGATAGACAAGGAAAAAGAACGCAAAGAAGAACAAGAAAAAGCAGATAAAAAAGCTCAAGCAGATGCCAAAAAATTAAAAGAATTCCACGCGCAAATAGGTCAGACCGTGCAGGCGGGATTAGTGAGTGGCATCCAGGATGCGATAACAGGTGCTAAATCACTTAAAGAGTCATTCTCGGGCTTGCTTAAGCAGCTCGGCGGAATGTTTTTGAACGCAGGTATTGGTGGCCTTGGCAAGTCCATAGGCATTCCTGGCTTTGGCGCTGAAGGTGGTTACGCCTCAGGTGCGACCAATGCTGTCATCGGAGAGGCTGGCCCAGAATATTTAATACCAGAATCAAAAATGCGCGAGAGTATGGCGCGTTATGCACGCGGCGCTCGTGGTAGTGCTGTCATCCCCGAGAACGGCGAAGGCGGCACTAACAGCGAAGGCGGTGGTGTTAGCGCCAGCACCCTTGACGTCCGTTTCAACGTAGAGCGCATCAACAGCGTGGACTATGTGACCGCATCTGAGTTCCAAGCGGGCATCGCGCAAGCGGCTAAGCGAGGCGCGGCCGAAGGTGAGCGCAGGGCTATCGGCTCA